TTCTTTAGATCATTGGGCGCATAGTTTCTCCGTATGGAGAGTACTACTCGGCTACCTTCTTCAACAGTTACGATGTAAGGTAATTTTATTCCTGTTGGTGAACCATCGGCACCAACTTCTTCGAAACCTTCTAAGTCTAAATTTACATGACACTCTAACAAAGTATAAACTGGTTCATTTTTACCAGATTTTTTAGTACCATCTAATTCACGTTCTTTTTTTTCTAAATCATTTCTTTCAACATTACCTGGTGGTCCAAGTTCTACATCTCTGTAAAAACCAGATACTTGTTGTTTTCTTAATTCATTTTCAGATATTTTAACTGTGTGTATTACAGCTTCTGCATCCTCAATACTAGTTGCAGTGTATGGAACAATTAATTCATCTGCAGGTACAAACTTTGATACTGCTCTTCCAAGTGGCACATCATAGTAAACTTTTTTAAATGTAGATCCTGCAAGTGGTAAATGAAATAACATAGAATCAAATTCAGATTCATATTCTTTCATTTGATCCATAACTAAATAATTCATAAAATCTTTAACACGATTTGCTTGTTGTTCTGTTTGTGGATTTTTCATACCAATAACTTGTGTTCTAACTGGTCCATCTGCTGGTAATAATTCTTTGTAAGCTTGTGCTTGAAACTGTGTGACTGCTTCTGCTAACACTGGGTGTGTTGCACCTGATGCACCTTGGAAAGGTTCTGTTCTATTTTCGTATTTAAATCCTAGTAAGTCAAGCCCCTCTGTGTATCCTCTCTCCCAATCTTTTCTAGAGGATTTATAGTCCATGTAGTTTTGAACCATCTCGTTACCAATAGGTTCTAAAATATCGTCAGGTAATAAATCTGCTAAGTTGTCGAAGTGTGATTCTGTTCCCGGTATATTTATGGCACCTGGTTCAAAGTCTAAAGTTGCACCACCATCTTCTTCAGGTATAACTTCAACCGGTTGTTTTTCTGCTTGTGCTTCTGCATCCTGAACAGCAACTTCTTGTAACTCCTCCTTTGAAGGGATATCAAGTTTAACTTTTGTGTTCGGGAGTGTTTTATCTATTTCTGCCATTTAATACTCCTATATTTTAATACCACGTTTCATTAGACCTTGCAACCCTTGAGGTAGTGGGCCTCTTTCTGGTGGTGGGCCTGATTTATCACCACCTGATAAACCACCTGTTGCAAAAGCCCCGGGCATCATTAGATCTATGTTTACAGATCCTCCTTTTTGAAATTTAGGTAATAGTTGCTTATTTACATAATCAGTAAGTGTTTTTAAATCTGATTTATCATCAACCACTTGATTTATTGCATCTAAAAAAGATTCTGCTATTTTTAATTTTTGGTCTAGTGGTTCATCTCCTACTGCACCAGACTCAAAAAGAAATTGTTTATCAGGTGCGTACAACTCAACCTGACCAGTTTCATAATCAAATATTGCTCCATGCAATCCACCTGTTTTCATTTTAGGTATAGTTAGTTTAGAATCAGGATTTTCTTTTAAAAAATTTTCTACCTCACTTTTTGATTCTGTAACAATTTTCATAATATCTAAATTTAATTTAGATATAGCATCAATATCTTCTTTATTTTTTACTGCTCCCTTGCCTTCATATTTATCAACATATTTACCTAGGTCTTTGTATAAAGGTTTTAATTTTGCAATCGCATTATAAAAAGGTCCACCTGATTGATTTATTGCTTTACTCTGAAGAACTAAATCATTTGGATTAAATAATTTATCTTTGTTTCTATATATCCAATCAAACTGTCTTTTATTTTTTAAAGTTCCTTTTTCACCAAATTCTTTTGTAAAAAATTCCACAGGGAAAGGATGACCACCTTCTAATTTAGATAATTCATATTTATCATAAACAGATTTAACTTCAGGTGGGATATATTTTTTTGATTTTAAATCTTTGAATCTTTCAAAAAGTTTACTTTTATTACCTTTTAAAAAATCTTGTCTAGCTTTATTTAATAAACTTTCTGGTGGAGAAAGGTCTACACGTTCTTTAGTTCCTTGATACACATTTAAGAAATCATTAAACTTAACAAGTTTGTATAAACCTTTTTTAACTGTTGGTATGTTCTTATCTTTTATATAACTTTGTATGGCTGAGCTTGATTTTGAACCCATTAAATTAGCAGTTTCTGGTATACTAAAATAAGCATCAAAGTTTACACCTTTGTCTTTTAATGTTTGTAATCTTTTACTAAAATAATCTCCTTTTCTAATTTCAAGCATACCACTTCGAGTTACAGGTAAATTAAGATCACGTGCTAGTTTAGTTCTCTTATCTCTTTTAGTAGGATCCATTTCTTTTTTCTTTAATCTGTTGACTGCTTCCGTTATTTCAATAGAAGTTTGTAAGTCATCTAAATTTTTTGGATCGAGAGGGTCTGGTTTTTTTAAAATATTTGGATCGTTAGGGTCTATTTCTTTTTTTGTATCTTCACCTTCATCTTTACTAAAAAATATATCAGAAAGTCTTTTACCCACTGCAGTTCCTGTTAAAGCTTCCGCACCTTTTCTAACTAAAGGGCTCACAAAAGGTCTAGCTACGTTAGCACCTTGAACTAGAGCACCTGCAAAATAACCTGCACGTCCACCCCCTGCTTTAAACTGTGGATTACGATCTTTAAAATCTTTGAATGGGTTTTCAGGTGGTTGTATTTTATCTGCTGTTGTAACTTCACCACCAAACAAATCCATGAGTTCTTCTATTCTAGCTACAATATCTTTCTCTGCCATGCTATTCTCCTAGCATCATCGCAACGCCACCAGATTGTCTATCGATTCTGCTTTCAATAACTTCTATAATATCGTCTTCAACACCACCTGTTTCATCCATCTTACCAGGTTTATAATAAATTTCTTTGTCGCCTTTTTTAATTGTAAAACTTCCATCTCCAATATCCTCTTCAACTTCAATATCTTTGTATTTCTTTTTGGTTACCATTTCTTTTAATCTTCTGCCAGATACAGATATTATCTTACCTAGTTCATTAACAGTTTCTATAATTTTTTGTAATGCAGGCCCTGTAATCTCTGCTGCTTTTTCTACAGCTGGTTTTGCTAACTTAATACCTTTACCGATTCCAAATGGTAACATTGATGCAATACCCATAGCTGCTTTCATAAAACCTCTTCTTCTAGGATCTTTTGGTCCCTCTGCATAATTAATACGACCACCCTCTGCTAAACCAGGTATGCCAGATGATAGTGTAGTTACAAGGTCAAATAATTCTGAAGTATTTAATGCAGAAAGTATTGGTGCTGATTTATTATAAAAAAGTGTTTCAAAGATACCTTGCTTTGCTCCTTCTTTTAAACCTATACGTCCGCCCTCTGCTAATTTAATAGATGGAGAATCCATATTTTTTTTAGAAAAAGGTATATCCCTATCTAATGAGTCTAGATACTCATCAAATTCCATGTCCATGGGTATCTCTTTTATTTTTTTAAGACGTAAAAATTCTTCAAAAGCTTCTCCCATTGCATCATCATATCCATATGAAGCCATTTTCATAATACCTTCACCTTCTTTTAAACCTATACGTCCACCTTGTGCGTTACCATCTCTAGGATTTTTTAAAACAAAATCTAAATCATCTAAAAATTGTTTTCTTTGTGAATCAGATAGGTCGGTGTATATTTCTCTTTTAATAATCCTGTCAGCTAAATCTTGATTAAAATCTGGACTATTTTTAGCAATGTTTAATCTAAAACTAGTTTTTTCACTTCTAAAATTTTTATCTGACAAACCTTTGGTTGTAACTTTTTTAGGTCCTGCTCCTGTTGCTTTCATAATTCCTGATCGAAGAGCAGCGCCTTCTTGTGTACCACCCATAATAGTTTTACTTGGATCAAGAAATCTACCTTGCATGTCTACAACTTTTTCTGAATCTCTTAATCTTTGAATAGCTTCTTGTTGGATTTTTATTTTTTCTAACCCATCGGGTTTTCTACCCATTATTTTTATAAAGCCTCTTGTTAACTGCGCGATAGCTTCTACTACTGTCATTCCTGCTTTAATCATTAGTAATAATTCCTTTTAATTTTTTCGACTTTTTCGTCGATGTAGTCTTCAGGGTGTCCGATCAGACCGCCCTGTCTGAATCGCATGATCGCTTGTGTTGTACTATCAACCAAGTCGTCATGATCACCGTAAGGA